GACACTTCCTTGGGGCTTGGCACGACAAGAGTTCAGGCAAGGTGTTCCTGGATGTCTCCGTTGTGAAACGAACGAGAGGCGAGGCAACGAGGGTGGCTCTTGCCAAGGATCAGATCGCGTACTTCGATCTCGTCGGTTTGAAGTCCGTTACCGTGAATGCGGGAGCGACATCTGGAGGTGTTGTGTGAACAAGCCGAAGCTTCTACTCGCCGACGTGAGCGGTCGAGACGCAGTCAAGGAGATTTTCGCCATGTACAAGCTGCTGACGGGTCGAGAGCCGACCGAGAAGGAAAAGCAGCAGGCCGAGCTCGCGATGACGGGCAAGATCAGCGTCAAGCCACGAAATAGCGGGTGACCCTTGTATAGGGACGGAATTAAGTGACACAATCGCGCCAATTGCACAACGGGGGTGGATGCCTCAAGGTTGTGCAGATCGGGTCGGACGACCCACCCACGCTGAGGCGGACGCCTTGGTAGAAAGCACTGGAGAATGAAGCTCAAACTCGATGACAAAGGAAACGCGGTCGTGCTGGATGGCAAGCCCGTGTATGTGCAGGATGATGGCAAGGAGATGGCATACGATGTGCCAGACCTCGTTCACAAAGTCAACGCCAGGGCGGCCCAAAGCCAACGTGTCGAAGACGAGAACAAGGAACTCAAGGCCAAGCTTCTAGCATTCGATGGCATCGAAGACCCAAAGGCTGCACTCAAAGCACTTGGCATCGTCAAGAACCTGAACGGCAAAGAGGTGGTGGACGCCACCGAAGTCGAACGGAGGATTGCAGAGGCCAGCAAGGTGTTCGAAGGCAGGCTTTCCGACGCAGCCAATGCGAATGAAGCACTGGAATCCCAACTGTTCGAGACACTGGTCGGTGGTGCGTTTGCATCCAGCCAGTACATCAAGGACAAGATGGTTTTGCCGGCAGACTTCGTGCAAGCGAGATTCGGAAACAACTTCGGGGTCGAGAAGGGAAGGGTCTACGCTGTGGATGCCAACGGCAACAAAATCCTCAGCAAGCTCAAACCCGGTGAGCTGGCAACTGTCGACGAGGCGCTTGAGCAACTGATTTCAGCCCACCCGCAGAGAGACTCTCTGCTCAAGGGGGTTGGCTCCAGTGGCGGAGGGTCGCACGGCGGCAGCTTCAATGGTGCAGGTGGGAAGCGGACGATCACGAGATCGCAGTTCGATCTGCTGGGTGTGGCTGAGAGAGCCGCCGCAGCGAAGGAAGCGACCATCGTGGATTGATAACCCTTCATCGGAGTAATCACCATGGGCACCAACACCCTCACCAGCCTGATCCCTGATCTGTACCAAGCGATGGACACCGTCGCACGAGAGCTGACCGGAATGATCCCGTCAGTCACGCTCAACGCCAGCGCAGAGCGTGCCGCAGTCAATACGCCAATCCGATCTTTCGTTGCACCCGCTGCGGCATCGGAGAACGCGACGGCAGCGCAACTGCCTCCCGATACGGGCGCTCAGACCATCGGCACCAACGACCTGAAGATTCTCAAGTCCAAGGTTGTGCCGTTCCAGTGGACCGGTGAAGAGCAGTTGCAAGTCGCACCCGGCCACGGCCACCGTGCCATTGCTCGCGATCAGGTGTCCCAGGCCATTCGAACGCTGGTCAACGAAATCGAAGTCGACACGTATAACGTGGCCTTCGCTGGCTCCAGTCGTGTGGCCGGTGTCGTGGGCACCAAGGCGTTCAACACGACCCTGGGAGACGCCGCTCTGGTCCGCCGCATCCTGGTGGATAACGGCTGTCCGACGAGTGATATCTCGCTGGTGATCGGCACCTGGGAAGGCGTCAGTTTGCGTAGTCAGGCCACTTTGCCGAATCTCGCCGATTCGGGCGCTGTCGAGCTGCGCAACCAAGGCATCCTGCTGCCCCTCTCGGGGTTCGCTGTTCGTGAATCGAATGCGGTCAAGGTTTCCACTCCGGGCACCACCACGGCGACCATCGACGCTGCCGGATATGCCAAGGGTGCGACGAGCTTCGTGCTTACGGCGGCAGCCTGCGCATTGGCGGTCGGGGACGTGATCACATTCGCGGGTGATACCAACCAGTACACCATCACGGGCGGCACGCTGGCCAACGCCGGCACGCTGACGATTGCCCAGCCGGGCATTCGAATCGCGATGGTCGGCGCCAAGGCGATCACGGTTGTGAATCTCGCGACCACCAACCACAATGTCGCATTCCACCGCTCGGGGATTCAGCTCGGGCTGCGGACTCCTGCTGTTCCGGATGAAGGCGACATGGCCGACGACCGCACTGTGCTGACCGACCCCCGCACTGGCATCTCGTTCGAGTTTGCGATGTACAAGCAGTACCGTCGGGTGCGCTACGAAGTGGGCGCGGCCTGGGGCGCGGCCGTGATGAAGGGCGATTTCACCGCCAAGCTGATCGGACTCGCTGGTTAAGATTCTGGGGCCGGGTAATACCGGCCTCAGTCTCTCCAGACTCAACACCCCAGGAGCCTCCAAATGGCCAATATCGTATTCAACATCGCCAAAGGTCGAGTAATCGAGTACTACGCCAGGGTCAAGAGCAACGACCCGTCCGCATCCGCTCTGATCGTCATTCCAATCCTGACTGCCGGCCTGGAGTCAGACGCGACTCTGATCGACAAGGACGACCTCTCCGCCTTTCTCACGGGCACGACAGACGAGGGCACCACGAACGGGTGGGTTCGCAAGACGTTGACGGATGCCGATCTGGTAGCACTGCCGGCCCCGGTCGACGCAAGCGACTATTTTGAGATCAGCCTGCCGACCGTTGTTTGGACTGCTGTTGGGGCTGGTGGAGGCGCCATCTCGAAACTGCTGGTCTGCTATGACAACGACACGGGCGCCGGCACCGACGCGAACATCATCCCACTGACGATGTTTGACTTCGCGCAGACGCCCTCGGGAAGTGACATACAAATGACCACGGGCGCCTTCTTCCGGGCGACGTAACGTGCTGATTCTCCGCGCTACGGCAGACCTGCTGCGGGTCATCACGACCGTAGGTGGGTCTCAGATCGAGGCCCACGTCTCGTTCGTAGACATTCTCGACTCGGCTGCACCGCCAGTGGTGCAGTTCGTCGATGTGGTGAACACCGCGAACATCACCACGGCTACCACGACGACGATCCTCGACTGCACGACCGCCAACCACGCTCGACGCGTCCTGTTTGCGTCCCTGCACAACAACCACGCATCCGTCACGGAGGTGGTCGAGGTTGTTCACAGCGATGGCAGCACGGTTCGAGCACTGATCCACGCGACCCTGCTGGCCGGCGAATCGCTGGTCTATAACGGGTCGGGCACTTGGCTGCACTACACGTCAGACGGAGTTCTCAAGAACCCGGGCCAGCTCACGGAGCTCGTGATCGGCGCGGCAGGTGCTGCTGCCGTGACGCTGGCCGCGACCGACACCCTGAAGTTGTTCGCCCGAAAGCGTGCAGGCATGATGCGGCTCAAGTACATCAAGCCGTCAGGCGTTGACGAGGAGGTGCAGGACAAGCTGAGCGAGAACGGCTTCAGCATGTACTTGCCGAACAACGGCACCACGGTGGGCCTGAATTACGGGCTTGCCTGGACCTCCGGTGGCACGGTGAGTCACCCCACGCCTTCCGCGGGCATCATCAACCAGCAGAAGCGCACCCGGTGGGCGAATGTCACCACCACCACAGACCAGTTCCTCGGCCTGCGGGTAGCTACCGCAGAAAAGCGCTACTGGCGCGGCAATGCCGCCGGCTTGGGCGGGTTCAACTTCCACGCCCGGTTTTCGATTGGGTTGTGGCCGGCTGCCACGGTGCGGTTGTTTGTCGGCCTGAACGACTCGAACTCGGGCTGGGCAATCAGCAACACCCTCACGGGCAACGGGTGCGGGTTCTGGCACGACACGACAGAGGCTGCCACAGTCCTGACGTTCGTGACTCGCGACGGCACCACGGCAACGAAGTCGGCCGGGATCACGCTGACGACGGGGCTGGCGGCCGGGCAGGGGTTCGATGCCTACATCTGGTCGGCGCCGAACGGGTCGGTCATTGGGTATGCCCTTATCGATCAGGCGAACGGCAACGTGCTTGTCGACACCACGACATCGACCACGATCCCGTTGAGCACCGCGTTTCTCGGGCAAGAAATCAGCATGTCCAACGGCACCGCGAACACGACCGCTGACACGGTGGGGATTCAAGTCTCGGCACATAGCTGCCAGAGCGACAACTAGCGGGGTAACACCCCGTGGCGATCACCTTCACTGTCGCTGGGGCGGTTGCCAGCGCTGCCTCTGGCAACATCACCCCGGGGTTGCCGGCAGGCTTTGCGGCAGACGACATCTTCGTCCTGGTTGTCTACACCTCGAACAACACCGCCCCGACGTTGCCCGGCGAATGGACGATCAAGCTAGGCACCAACAACGGCACGACACAGCGGCAGACCGTCGCGTGGGCAAGAGCAACCGGAGGATCGACTGCTCCCCTGGTGACCCACACGGCGGGGTTCATCATCGGGCGGATTGCCGGGTTCCGGGGTTGCACCACCACCGGCGATCCGTTCGACGCGGGAGCAGCACAGGCGAATGCAGCATCGACGACGATGACCGCGCCGACGATCACGACGTTGAACGCCAACGACATGGTGGTCTTCGCCGGCTGCTGGTTTGCAGACCCAGGTGGGGCCACTGGTTATTCCGGGACGAACCCGACATTCACCGAGGCAATCGACAACCTCCTTTCGGGCGAGGATCAGAACATCTGCCTCGCCTACGGCATCAAGACGGATGCGGCGTCGGTTGGCAGCAGGACCGCTACCATCACTTCGGGCATCAATGTCGGCGCCCTCCTCTCACTGATCGAGTCGGGTGGCGGCGGAGGCTCGGCCGGGGTCGACGCATCTCTCTATCGGCCGACCGATGCCACCTATGACGCGGGCGGCGATTTCGGTGTGCGCGAGATGCTCACGGTCTCGGCGTGGTTGCCAACAGCCGTTAACGGATGGCTGGTCGATGAACTGATATTCGCCGGTGGCCCGTCAGCATCTCCAGTCGGGTTGTCCATAGAGGCCAATGCGGCTTTCGCGCTCGGGTCTGCCCGTCCGGTTGGGTTGGCCACAGAAACCGATCTGGCATCCGCCTGTGCAGCGGTGCAGAAGTTGCCGGCCGGTCTTGCGACCGAGACCGATTCTCCGTTCGCTCTGAGGTCGGCTCGTCCCGCAGGGCTCTCTACCGAGGTCGATTCGGCATTCGCCCTGAACTCAGCTCGACCTGCGGGCCTTGCTTCTGAAACAGATTCCGCCTTTTCGCTGGTTGGGGTAAAGGCTGGTCCGGTCGGGTTGGCCACAGAGGTCGATGGCGCATTTGCCCTCGCGCCGCTTCAAATCCGGGCCACAGGGCTCTCAAACGAAGCTGACAGCAGCCTTACCCTCGCCCCGCGTCAAATCGCAGCCACGGGCCGTTCTGACGAAGTGGATGCGGCATTCGCTCTCAGGTCGGCTCGCCCTGTCGGGCTGGCCAACGAAACCGATAGCGCATTCGCCCTCGCGCCGATACTCGGGGCAGGCCTTGCCACGGAAGTCGATTCCGCTTTTGCGCTCGCCTCAGCTCGACCCGCCGGGCTGGCGACCGAGAGTGATTCCGCTTTTGCCCTGGCTGGGGTGCAAGGATTAGCGGCAGGTCGCGCCAATGAAACAGACACGGCCTTTGCGCTCGCAGTAGCACGTCCTGTCGGGCTGGCGCAGGAGACAGACACAGCCCTTTCGTTGGGTAGTTCTTTCCCGGCGGGTCTTGCTACTGAGGTGGATTCTGCGTTCCAGCTCGCAAGCGCGAGACCCGTGGCGCGAGTCGACGAAAGCGATGCGGCCTTCGCTCTGGCTCGATTGCAGATTCGTGGCACAGGGTTGGCAAACGAAACCGATTCGGCATTCGCCCTGCTTCCGGTGCAGAAGATGTCGGTCGGTTTGGTCACCGAATCCGATCTTGCCTTGTCTACAGGTGGGGCTACACCAGTCGGGAGAGCGAACGAAACCGACGCCGCGTTTGCTCTTGCGAAGGTTCAAATTCGGCCAGTCGGGCTGGCGCAGGAGACTGACAGTGCGTTCGTTCTTGGAGGCGCTTCACCCACGGGACTTTCAGTCGAAACCGATGCGGCATTTGCTTTGTTCTTCGGGAACCTGTTCAGCGACAATCGAGTGGTGCTGCTGATCGAGTCTGAGCATCGAACCCTGGTGGTTCCGGCCGAGAATCGTGTCTTCACGGTGACAGCAGAGGATCGGTCAGTTTCAATCTCGCAGGAGAGGGTTACGGCATGACACGCTTGATCACCCTTCCAGAGTCTACGCTGCCGCAAGGTCAATTCACAACGTCTCAATTGACGCTGCCCCAGGGAACGCAGCAAATCCTGGTGAACTACACCATGCCGTCGTGGCCAGTTAGTAGCGACGGGCAGATCACCGTCACCTTGCTGATCTCCGACGATGGCGGCGCGAACTACCGCACCGAGTGGACCGACGTGTTCCAACACGTTCGGCTGCTGCGCAATTCGGTGGTGCAGACCTCGGCGAATTTCGGAATCAGTTTGCAGGCCCCATTCGGCGCCACGTCTCGACTCAAGGTCGGGGTGCTCAACACGGTGGTGGGCGGCGTTCTTACAGCATTGACCGTGGACGCCAATTGACATGGCTGCGAAGGTAGGCACCAGCGTAGGTGGTCAAGCCGATGCGAATGCAACCTCCATCGCCAGCTCTGCCAAGAGCACGACGACGGGCAACGCGATTCTGGTTTTTGTGAAGTGGGAGTGGGACGGCACCGGAACGGCGGGTCAACTGTCGTCTGTCACTGACACCGCGGGCAACACCTACACAATCGATCAACAGAGCACGACGGATGGCACCAGCCCTAGCGGTGCCATAGCGTATTGCATGAACGCGACGGGGAACGCGTCCAACGTCATCACCGCGAACTTCAGTCAACAGGCAACTTGGCGGAGAATCATCGCGGCGGAGTGGAGTGGCCTAGCCGCGTCGAGCCCCATCGACGGCACGAGCACCAACAGTTCAGGATCGGGGACGGCGTATTCGACAGGCGCCATCACCACCACGCGTTCGGGCTTGATGTTCTCCGGGGTTGGGGGGTTTGACACGCTCACAAGTCCGGTCGCCGCAGGCACGCCAACCGGCACCATCGACAGCATTGGCATTCTCAACGACACGTTTGTTGATTACTACATTTCTTCCACCGGCCAAAGCATCACGCCGGGCGCATCGGCAACTGGCAGTTCGCAAGCATGGAAAATGTTCGGGAGCGCGTTCAAAGATTTTGTGGCTAGCGCCATCGATCCTTACTACATAGACAAGATTCGAAGCATTGCCTACGAGGATGGCGACTTTTTCGGCCCTCGTGAGATGCTCCGAGCAGGGGCTTGGTTCTAGATGTCAATCATCAACATCGGCAACTGGGTCGTCGATGAGTTAACCACTCTCACGACGCTGCAATCTGGTTCTGTCGGGCTTGCGACAGAGGCTGATGCAGCATTTGCTCTCGGGGTAGCCAGACCTGCTGGCCTAGGAACAGAGGCCGATTCTGCGTTTACACGCGGGAGCGCTCGACCTGCCGGCTTGAGTAACGAGACGGACGGGGCGTTTGCTCTGGCCGGCAAGCAGATTCGAGCCGTTGGGTTGGGCACGGAATCCGATGCGGCGTTCGCTCTGGCCTCTGCCCGGCCGGTCGGTCTTGCGACCGAGGTTGACTCGGCATTTGCCCTGAGAGTGGCTCGGCCGGCTGGGCTGGCGCTGGAAACGGATGCCGCATTCGCTCTGGCGGCCATTCATCGGTCGCCCGTCGGGCTTGCGGCCGAGACTGACGGCGCATTTGCCATGGCGGGGGCCCAAATCCGGCCCGTGGGGCTATCAAGCGAGGCTGACAGTAGCTTTGCCCTGGTCGCCCGCCAGATCGCAGCCACGGGGCTTGCGCAGGAGGTTGAATCGGCATTTGCGCTGGGTGGAAGTTCGGCGGTCGGTTTGGCGGTGGAAACCGACTTGGCGTTCTCACTGGGGAGCGCTCGACCTGTTGGCCTTGCAACTGAGGAGGATGCCGCCCAGGCGCTTGGGGCGGCCCGCCCGGTCGGCCTTTCAACGGAAGTTGACGAAGCGTTCGCCCTTGTGTCGGTCTGGGGAGTCGGGCTTGCCACTGAGGCTGACACTGCATTTGCCCTCGGGTCGGCGCGGCCGGTCGGGCTGGCGCAGGAGGTGGAAACTGCCTTCGCGCTGGTCGCTGTTTCCATTCGCGGGGCTGGCCTTGCGACCGAGTCCGATTCGGTGTTTGCGCTGGGGGTTGCCCGCCCGGTCGGGTTAGCCACAGAGTCTGATTCGGCCTTCTCACTGGCTACTGTTGGCCGATCCGACGAAACCGACTCCGCCTTCGCGCTGGGTAGCGCAAGACCGGTTACTCGTCTCAATGAAACCGATACGGCTTTTGCTCTTGCCCCAGTTCAAGTGCGAGCAACGGGACTATCTTCTGAGAGTGATTCCGCGTTCGCCAGGGTCGCCTTGCAGAAGATGCTCGCGGGCCTTTCACTTGAAGATGACCTATCGATT